GATCCTAGAGATCAATATGGAAACCGAGACTATACTCCTTCGGCCTATGCCGACAAGGTAGATGCGGCTTTCATTGCAGATGTCTGGCGTATTATGGACCAAGCTGGCAATCTATTGGTGCGTAAGCATCACGACTACGGCCCAAAGAACATTGCTCACTCACCAGGTGGACCACTTAATGGTCTGCGTGTGAGGATTTGGGATAAAGTAGCGAGAATAAACAATCTCTTGGACAATGGTGTGCAACCATCTAATGAATCTTTAAGAGATAGTTTTCTTGACTTGTTAAATTATTCAGCAATAGCAATGCTGGTTTTAGATGATGCTTGGCCAGAGATATCGGACAAGAAATGAGCGATGGTCTAACAAGACAACAGCGTTATTATCTTAAACATAAGGAACGTTTAGTTCAGGAAGCACGCGATAAGCGTGCTAAAGATCCAGAGAAGCATAAGAGTTATGTTCGTAAATGGAAATCAAAAAATCCTGACAGAGAACGAGTACGTAATCTAGCTCAGTTTGGTTTAACTATTGAACAATATGATGCTATGCACGAAGCGCAGGGTGGAGTTTGTGCTATCTGTAAACAACCAGAAACGTCCAGTCGTGGTGGAAAGTTATACCGATTAGCGGTAGATCATAATCATAATACAGGCGAGGTGCGTGGTCTCCTTTGTTTTAAGTGTAACTCAGCTATGGGTTCATTTGAAAAACGTGGAGTTCCTTTGGAGAATGTAATTCGTTTTCTCGAAAGGGATACCAATGAATGAGTTTGAAAAACTTGTGAATGAACTTAAGGGAGATGCCCCCAGCGTGGATGCTAGTTATCGTGACCCAGATAAAGCGTATTTCATAACGGCCACTGATATAAAATTTAATGCAATTATTTTGAACGAATATCTACGAGGCAGGTTATGACTGAACTACATCCAGTCGTCTACGACTTAGCACCTTCGGTAGCAGGAACTATCTACCGCAGGTACAAGAACTATGTCGAACGTGATGACATCAAGCAGGAGTGTATGGCTTGGGCTATAGGTCGCTCTGCCTACATCAATCAACAGATGTTAGAACCTGATGAGGATAAGCGTAAGCACAATGAGTCTCGCATCGCCTATCAGATGAGGCGTGTAGCAGAACGCTATGCTCGTAAAGAGAAGGCGTTAAAGTCCGGCTATCAAACAGCAGATGAGGTCTACTACGAGAGTGCAAAGCTGGGACAGTTACTTCCCTTTGTTATTGCATCGGTGGTAGATGGAACAGTATTAGAACAGATACAACAGATGATTCAGGATGGACAGCCAAAGGGTAAGTCTAGTCCATCAGAAGGTGGCGGTCTGCTTGCTACCTTAATTGATATCAAGCGTTGCTTCTTAAAGTTAGATGTGCAAGATCAAACACTGCTACGCCTACGCCACTTCGATAACTACACACTGCAACAGATAGCAGGACAGTTAGAGTGCGCCGTATCTACCGCTGATCGCAGGTGCAACAACTCTCTACGTAAACTCATTGAACTATTGGGAGGACCCAGCCCGTGGCAATGAAAGAGATAGAACTATTTGAGTACCTGAAAGAGAGTCTGTACCCAGACCTTACCAAATCTGAGGGTATCTACGATTCCTTTGATTGTATCTCTGCTACTGCCGGTCACTACATAGAACTCAAGTGTCGCTATACACACTATGACACACTGCTAATTGAAGAGATGAAGTATCGCAAGCTGATAACGCAGGCTGCTGAACGAGATCTTATCCCGTTCTACATCAACTCGACTCCGAAGGGAGTCTTTTCTTTTGACCTGATGGATGTACCTGAACCTGAGTGGTCAGTTGGTTGGATGCCAGCTACTACAGAGTTTGCACGCAACCACAAGATGGAGAAGTTAGTAGGTTACCTGCCTATTGATGAAGCGGTGCAGTTATGAAGTATGATTACAAGTGTCCACAGTGCGATAGTAAATTAACTATTGAGCGTAGCATCCACGAGGATGCCAAAGATCCTGGTTGTTTTGTGTGCCACATAACTATGTCCCGTGTCTATGACGCGCCGGGTATTCAGTTCAAGGGTAGAGGGTTTTACTCTACTGGTGGATAGTGTTATGATTTATGCACTGGCAGGCACCCGCCTGTTGAGTGCTAGCAAAATACCCTCCACCAAACGGTGAAGGGTATTTTGTTTTGCTAGGAAAGGGTTAGAAACCCAGCAAGATTATTCAGTTTTTAGAAATAAAACCCAGTGTGTACCCATACGCTTACCTGATGGGTGTCCAATCACAGGCTTTTGATCTGTTAATTTTAAGATTTCTTTAAGCGGGATAGATACTTCGTTCCACTTAAAGATTAGTGTGCCGTTTGGCTTCAAGACTCTGAAGCACTCAGCAAAACCTTTTGTAATATCATCACTCCAGGTTTCTTTATCTAACACTCCATACTTCTTTCGCATCCAAGACTTCTCAGATAGGTTAAGCATATGTGGCGGGTCAAACACTACTGCCTGGAAAGACTCATCAGGGTATGGTATGTCCCTGAAATCCATTACTTCATCTGGTTTAATTTTAATAGTCTGCCCGTTGGTTAATAGGTGAGTCTCATCCTCTCGAATGTCACCGAATAAGACTCGTTCATCTGTCTTATCAAAGTAGAAGGATCTCATTGATGATGCTGGGTCTAGTATAAGTTTCATTCAGTACCAGCCGACTCGGTCTGAGTGTCTTTTAGCGCCGCAGAAACTGCCTCGATAGCGATGTTCAACGTATCGTACACCGCGAAGGATTTGTAATTCAGGTTGGCTACTACGTTCTCCAAGGAGCTGAGCAATTCCGTAAGCTGTTGATCTTGGGTTGTCTGCGAGGTGGTCAAGCCTGCTCTCACGGGTCCATAAGGCGATAGCACACTTGATTTGGTTGTCGTTGTAACCGAGTGCGTTGAGGAAACTAACTGTAAGTGCCTTGTTCTCACGCTTTTCCTCCATTGTTGCCTTTGTTCTTGCGACTACGCTTAGGTCTTTTGGCAGCTCTACTACGCTTTGGTCCGGAGCGAACGCCCATAGTAACGCTAACACGGGTATTACTAGCAACCCAATTCTTACCTTTTGTTTGGTCATTGTCCTTCTCCTCCGCTAGCAAGTCTCTATACACGTTCGGATAGAGGTGAGACAGGCGCACTAACGCACGGTCTCTTGCTCGCCTATAGTTTCGATAATGAACTGCTTGCTTACCGCTTACCTCTTTACTCTCCATTGATCTTGTCCTCCCACACTATCAGTACGTATGCTACCAGCATTACTGAGATTATCCCTAGCCAGTACATCATAGGCTCGCTGCCCTTACTATCTCCGTGATGTCTAGCGTCTGCCCTACCAGGTGAGCGTCCTCCTCATCACTATCCCACGCACTCACAAGCACACGAGAGTTAGCTGGTGCAAGGCTAAGCCATTGGATACACTGCTCAGCACTAGCCCCGCCCCACGTGTTAGAGCCATCAGGCTCGACCACTTCATAGAATAGGATCAGATCCGACTTAGGCGGGTGAATTGTGTATACGTTACTCACTCTCGTCCTCCTCCAAATTAAAGATACGTGATAGGGCAAGGTTCGCCCTCTCTAGGTTCTTGATAGCGTTCGCTATCTCCTGCTGTTGTATGTCTATCTCAGCTTGATTAAGGCATAGGTCTACCTTAGCCTTTAGGTACTCTCTATTCATTACGCTACCTCCTCTAAGTGGCAAGGACAAGAGCAAGCGTAGGTATCTTGCACACTATCCTCACATAATTGGTGTCTATCTTGTACGCAGCTGCTATTCATTATTCTCTCCCCCGCTTGTAGCCCAGTAAATAGTTATAGGTAGCGCATACACAATGATCCTGTAAGTAGTCCTGCGCCTTGTCGTAGGCATTGCCAGTTAATAACACACCAGCTTTACCCATAATTTGCTCTAGGTCTTGCAACTCGCAACTAATCATCGCTCTCTCCCTCGCTTGCTCCTAGTGGACCAGGACATTCCTCGTCCACGTGCCAATCATATTTATCAGGGTGAAAGTACTCATTACACCCTGCACATCTCCAAAGCTCAGCCTCTCCCGCTATCGGGTCATCTAGTGGTGGTTCGTAACTCATTAGTCGCTCCAATCGTGTGTGTTTTTATAGGCGTTAGTTAAATCTACAATCTCTTTAATGGTCTCCAAGCACTCCTCGTCCGTCCACTCCTCGCCGTCTACCCCTGCCACGTCTATCACTAGGCTTAGTGATTGACCGTTGATAGTGTCCATTCCCTCTATAAAGGCGTTAAAGTTTTGAGTTGAATCTATAATTGAAAGTATCTCCTGCTTATTCATTTGCTCTCCTCCTTTGGGCAGTCCTCGTAAGGATTCTCCTGCCCTTCGTTGTCCTCACACATACAGAAGTTAAACTTCTCTACCTGCGTAGCGTGATTTAGTTCTGCCAGGTCGCTCCAATACATTACTTCATCCATTACTTTGCCTCCTCCATTGTGTAACCTGTTATCCCCCACGCATCATTGAGTATGGCATCTTGCCATTGTCCACAGTGCTCGCAAGAATAATCAACATTGACGGTTGATAATACGAGTCCTCTTAGCCCACAAAACCTGCACTTATCCATTACTTTCCCTCCTTGTAGCACTCTACCATAGTCCCCCAACAGTAGCCGAGAAAGCTCCCGCTATCTCCCACATACCATAAATTAGCTGACATCTGCCACATTGCCCACACTATGAGCAAGGTCGGGATAATTACCAGCACAACCCAGCCTCTTACAGTTAAGTTGTTCATTTACTTTTCCTCCCAGTCTTGTTGGTCTTGCTCGCTCCCGCACTTTGTGCAGGTGTAAGTCATTACATTACTTTCTTGTTGGTATTCTCCCTCAATGTCTAGTAAATCCACGTCACATTCTTGGCAAAATGTAGAGATAATCATTCCCTGCCCCCTTACACAGCCACGCTGTGATAGTTGATAAATCCCTCGAACGAGTGTGTCCCGTCCACCGCTGTCACCGTCTGTTCTTGTAGGTCAATCAAAACCCACGCCTCATCCGTGCAAGGTTCGTTAGATACCCACAGCCCGAAGCCTGTCTCACTGTCCCATTGGTCACCGATTAGCTGACTGATGATGATGCGAGCACAATAGGAATCATCTCCCCATCTTGGGCGGGCTTTTGCTATTGCCCTGCCCGCATCCTCTAACGCTGTCGTCTCCCCCCAGTGTGAGTAAAGGCAGATGTAGTTTTCCTCGTCTTGCTTGATGTTAAAAATAACCCTTGCGCCCATCTTGTAACCCTTTCTCTATCTGACCTCGTCAGCACCCGCCTTACGGGTGGACACCCTTGCGGGTGTTTCGGTCTGTTGCGTACTCTACCCTACTTTCTGCTCGTTTTGTCTCATCCACACCTTGTATTGCCCTAGTTGAAATTGTAAGCCTTTTGCCGTTGCGTTAGACTTTCGCCCGATAGTACGAGGAGAAAAGCTAGCCCACGACATTACATCTGTTAGGTGTAGCCCTTTCTCGTCTTGCATAATCGCATAGCGTTGGTCTAGCATCAGGAAATCGCGTTCGAAATACTTCTCATCTATCCCCGCCTCTTTCGCCAATTCGCGTAGTGTTTTCATTAGTTCACCCCACAAGCGGTAAGGAATCGGGCGCGGTCGAATCTAGGATTGTCCATTGAAAGGGAATCGGCTAGGTCTTGCGCGATTGTGTTGCGCTGTGTGTCGTCTAGATAGTAGGCTTGCTCAATGTTGCGAGCGATTAGTACATAATCTTTTCTAGTCATTCTTTTATCTCCTCGTAGGTTAGTTCAAGCGGTTTGGCTTGATGAGAGAAATATATATGCGGGACTATACCGTGTCAATAGATAACAAGCATTTATAGGTCACAGTTTCATAACGATTGGCAGGGGATTTGCTGGGCGTTTCCTGAGAATGTAACAGGGTTACGGGTTGCAGATGGTTGAATGTTCAACTAGTTACAGCCGATACAATAGCCGAACACCTGTTCGAATAGCGGTTACTTAATTGCTGAGGATTAAGTGAGAGGTCTGCCGTGGTGGTAGTCCGCCCGAACATCCGTTCGAAACAGTTATCCACAACCTTATCCACAGCCTGTGCATAGCCCTGTGGACAACGGTCTGCCCCGCAAAACGGACCCCCGTATGCTTAATCCGCTGGCGTATATACCTGTACTCCCCAAATAAATATTTTTGCTAAAGTCAAAGCTACAAATATGGCCTCTGACCTGCGGTTTTACTAATGTGATTAACATCACAAATAAAAAGCGGGAAACCGTTAAAATTTCCTGCCTTATATATAGTAGGGGAGCAAAGCGGGGGTAGTGTGCTTTGCGACCCGTGGCCGCCTCTTACGAGGCCCCTAGGCCGAGTACTGACTTACCCCTCAGTTCGCTGTGGCTCCCTCGGGCGCTAAGCCCGACGCTAGCGGCGCTTTTTAATCGGGATAGGTCTATCATTAACCAGGTAATGATCATTTCCGAACCAGGTATAAATAAAATTCGATTCCGGCCCGTCCCCAAATTGTAAAAAAATTTTTAACGCGCTCATCGCGCTCTACAAGGAGGATACGTGGCAGATAATTCAGCTGACATTGCCAAGCGTATTATCCTTGGCTGTGTAGCAGAGGGTATGACTATTGAGCAGGCTACCGCCTCTGCTGGCAAATCCATCAAGACCTACGAGTATTATCGTCGTACAGATAAGATCTTTGCAGATAAAGTAGACCGAACCCGCCTAGGTCTTAAGGACAAGCAGTTTGCCGGTGGCGATGTTCACGACATCTCATTCCAAGAGTTTCGCCAGCGATTCCTTCACAGCCGTACCTTCCCCCATCAGCAGAACATTGTAGATGTAATCGAAGGCCGTGAACCAGCTTGGCTACATCCTTCAATGAAGTTTGAAAAGGGTGTGGCAAATAACCGCATCCTAATCAATATCCCTCCCAACCACGCCAAGTCAATCACTATTACAGTTGATTACGTTACCTGGATGGTTGCCCAGAATCCTAACTTTAGAGTATTGATTGTTTCTCAGACCCAGCGCCTAGCTGGTGACTTTCTCTACGCCATCAAGCAACGCCTGACTCATCCTATGTATGAAGACCTCCAGAGCGCTTATGCTGCTGGCGTAGGGTTTAACTCTAAGTCTGCCTCGTGGCAGGCTACCCGTGTCACCTTTGGTGATGAGCTACGTGAATCTAGCGAAAAAGATCCTAATATCGAAGCCGTCGGTATCGGAGGCCAGATCTACGGTAAGCGTGCAGATATGATTATTGTAGATGACGCGGTGACTTTATCTAACGCCAACGACTTTGAGCGACAGATTAAGTGGCTTACCCAGGATGTGCGTTCTCGTTTGAACCCTACAGGTAAACTTATTATTATTGGAACCCGCGTTGCTTCCGTTGACTTGTACCGCGAGCTACGCCAAGAAGATAGATACCCAGGTGGATTAGTTCCTTGGACATATCTTGCTATGCCAGCGCTTTTAACAGCAGATGAGAACCCTGATAAGTGGGAAACCCTTTGGCCTTTATCAGATGCTCCCTTTGATGGACAAGAAGATTCAGATAAAAACGAAGAAGGACTCTACCCTCGCTGGTCTGGTCGTAACTTGTACAACGAACGCCAAGCAATGGACCCTTCTACCTGGGCTTTGGTTTATCAGCAACAGGATATATCTGAAAACTCAGCCTTTGACCCGGTATGTGTTCGCGGCTCCATTGATGGTATGCGAAAGTCTGGTGCATTAGTTGCAGGCCATCCCGGACACCCACGAGATTTATCAGGTTTCTCAATTATCTGCGGGCTAGACCCTGCAATGATTGGTGATACCGCAGCTGTTTGTTATGCGATAGATCGAAACTCGAACAAGAGGTACATAGTAGATGCTATTAAAATTAGTAGACCGTCTCCTGCCGACATTCGCGAGCTTATATTTAATTGGACTTCCCTATACGGCCCGTCAGAGTGGATTGTTGAACGTAATGCGTTCCAGTCTTTCCTCACACAAGACGAAGGAATCAAGCAACACCTTGCATCCAGAGGAGTAATCTTACGTGAACACCACACAGGAAACAACAAGTGGGACGCAGGATTCGGTG